ACACAAAGCACTATCTGAGTTAGAAAAATCTTTTCAACAAAGTTCAATAATATTACCTAATTCTAATGCAGATGCTAAAATAGGTAAGGTAATCAAAGCTGATAAAGATTCAACAGTTAAAGTAGGCGATAAAATACTTATGACAAAAGATGAAACTGTCGCTGAAATAAAATCTAAAAAAGGAAAGTATTTCATATACAAACCAAACAGTTTAATTGCTGTAATTGAAGAGTAATTACTGTATAATACAGTATGTATAGAAACATTTCATACGTTCAATCAAAAGATAAAAAGTCTGCATTCATTGATTTATGGACTTGGGACGATTCAGGTAATCGAATATATAAAAGAATACCACATAAGTCCTTTGTAACTTACGAAGTTAATTATAAAACAGACTTACAAAGTATATATGGTACTAATCTTAAACGTAAATTCTTTGAAACAACTTCTTCAAGGTATCAATGGATAAAAGACCACCCTGAGAAAAAGATATTTGAGTCATCTACACCTGAATTTGAATTTCTAAATTCTAAGTATTCAGACATTTATCAAGATACTGACTTTGCAAAACATGAACTTCGTACTCACTATATTGATATTGAGATTGCGATTGAAGACGAGTTTCCTTCTACAGATAAAGTAGCTTATCCTATTAATCTTATTACAGTTTACGATAGTGATCATAAAAAATATTTTACCTGGGCATTAGGTGATTGTAAATCGCATAGAGATGATGTTCAACTATTTCTATTTGATAGTGAAGTAAAATTACTTAATCACTATTTAAATTGGCATCAAAGAAACTTTCCAGATGTAATCACTACTTGGAATGGTAAGTTATTCGATATACCTTATATGTGTGGTAGAATCAAAAAAGTTTTAGGTGAAGAAGCTATGAAGAGTATGTCACCTGTAAATCGTGTTAAACAACATAAAGATAGAATGACAGGTGAACCTTTGTTCATTATAGATGGTATCACTAACTGGGATTATTATGTTCTATACAAAAATAAGTTTCTTAAGAAATCTCAAGGCTCTTATAGTTTAGGTAATGTAGGTGACTATGTTCTAGGTATTGGTAAGATAGAATATGAAGGTTCAATGAAAGACTTATATAAAAAAGACTTTCAGAAGTTCTTTGAATATAACGTAAGAGATGTAGAAATACTTGTATTATTAGAGAAAAAAGAACAGTTACTAAAACTATCAAGAAGTATTTGTAATATGTCTTTAGCACCTTATGAAAAGATTTATGCTTCAATACCTTATATCATAAACTGTCTTGCACTTTACACATATAATACTACAGGAAAGATTTTCCCTAAAGTTACACAATCAGTAAAAGATTCACATCGTTTTGAAGGTGCATTTGTATTTCCCACAGTACCTGGTTTCTTTAAAAATGGCGTTGCAGTTATCGACCTAAATTCTCTATATCCTAATACTTTAATATCAGGTAATATGTCACCTGAAACTAAAGTAGGTACTTTTGAAAAGATAAGTGATGATGAATATTCTGTTCATACAGTTAAAGGTGATACTAAACATTTAAACAAAGAGCAGTTTGATAAATTACTTGAAACCAAATGTATCAACACAGATAACAAAACTTTATTTCTTAAACATGAAGTTAGAGAAGGTATTGTTCCTACTTTTTGTAAAAAGATGTATGCTGACAGAAAGAAATTTCAGAATAAAATGAATGATGTTATTCGTCAAATATCAAAGACGAAAGAAGAAAGAGATTATGACCCTGAGATAATCAAAGAACTAGAGTTTGAAAGAGACCAATATAACTTTATACAGTATACTTGGAAGATTTTCTTAAACTCTATCTATGGTATGTTTGGTACTGAATTTAGTCCTATCTATGATATTGATATTGCACAATCAATCACACTTAATGGTCAGTTTGTTATTAAAGCTATACCTGAATTTGTAGTTGAACACATGAAAGAAAAGTATTCAGCAAAAGGTGATATTGTTTTATTTGGTGATACTGATTCAATAGGTATTAATTATGAGTCAGCAGTTAAAATATATTGTGAAGAAAATCAAAAAGACATAGATGATTTATCAAGACATGATGTAAGAATGATAACAAAAGAACTCGATGAGTTTGTTAATAAAGACATCAACGAACATTGTTCTAAAATTGTAAATGAAAGATTTAATACTACACAAGGTTCTAATATTGCGTTTTCTAGAGAAAAGTTTTGTATGGAAGCAATGTTCTTTTCAAAGAAACATTATATATTACACATAGTAGATAAAGATGGTCATAAAACTGATGAGTTTGATTATAAAGGTGTTGATATAGCTAAAAACGAATTAGCACCTCAAGTAAAAGACTTTCTTAAAACTATATTTGAACGAATATGTCGTGAAAGATGGGACCAATCAAAGTTCAATGAAGAACTTGAGAATGTTTGGGACAACTATAAAACTTTACCTTTTGAAGAAGTTAAAAGAAACACAGGTTGGAATACAGATAAAAAATCAACAGGTTTCTTAAAAGTAGAGTCACATACAGGTACTCATGTAAAGGCGGCACATTATTACAATCAGATGTTAGAACATTTTAATATTAAAGATAAATATGATGAACTAAAAGTAGGTGATGATGTTCAGTGGTGTTATATAAATCAAGATAATCCTTTCAATATTGAAGTTATCGGATACAAAGATATTTATCCAAAAGAGTTTTCAGATGCTTTTCAAGTTGATTACACAACTAAATTTGAAAAAGATATTGTAAAACCTTTGAAGCATTTATGTGATATAATGAATTGGCAACCTTTTAATCCAAACGAGCAGACTGCTCAAAATATATTTGATTTGTAGTAAATACCAAACAGTAGGAGATTATAATGGCAATATTTGATGTATTTAGAAAAAACAAAGACGAGATAAATCCCTCTGCTGAGGTGATGCAAGATGTTCAAAACATTGATCAAGAAGAAGGTGTTGAAGTTACAAGACCTAATAGAGAAGATGAACGTATTAGTACAACTCTTGCTTATCCAACACAAGATTCAATTCATGACTTTTTGGCCGCACCTGTGTCATCTGAAAAATTTAAAAGATTGAATGAGTACAGAGCAATGTCAAATCATGTAGAAGTATCAGATGCTATTGATGAAATTTGTGATTCAATATATGCGACAGATGATACAGGTAAATTTTTAAAACTAAAAATAAACAATGAGAAAAAGTTCACAGACAAACAAATTTCTATATTAAATGATGAGTTTGAAAGATTTGTGGAACTTTATGATTTTGAAAGAAATATTTTTAATTATTCAAGACAATTTGTCGTTGAAGGTGAAATAGCATTTGAAAATATTATAGACCCTAAAGAGCCAAAAAAAGGTATACTTTCTGTAAAACTTTTAGAAAACTCAAAGTATGAATTGTTAAAAGATTTAAAATCGTATGATTTAATAGGTATATATTTTGATATATCACCTGCTGAGTCATATAAAGTTCTTACAAGTAATTATGGACAATCTTTTAGTTACTTTAATGACGTAGACAGAAACTCAACATCATATTCTTATCAAGATGCTTTCAAAGATGATAAAAAAATACCTTTGTTGTTCAGTCAAATTACATATATACATTCCGGTGTATTTGATGCAAATAGAACATATTCTGTTCCACCTCTTGATAAAGCAAGACAGGCCTATAGACAACTTATTCTAATAGAAGACGGTGTTTTAATTTATCGTGTTGCAAGATCACCTGAAAGATTAGTATTTAATATAGCATCAGGTAATACAAGTGGTCAAAAAGCACAACAACAATTATTACAAATGGTTAAAAGATTTAATCAAAGAAAAACAACAAAAGCAACCAATGGTAACAATAGAGGTATTTCAAATGAATATGACCCACATCAAGTTGTTGAATCTTATTGGTTCTTAAAACCTGATGGAACAGATGGTTCTAGTGTTGAGAGTATTGGTGGAAGTTCAGACTTTGGTGAACTAGAAGATTTAAAATTCTTTACTAGAAAACTATATCGTGCATTAAAAGTACCTTTTAGTAGATTTGAACAACCAGAAAATACAATAAGTCAAGGTGAAGATATTACTTATGAAGAGTATAAGTTTGCTAAATTTGTTAGAAGACTACAACAACAAATT